ATCCTGTTCACGCAGCGCACACTGGCACGCGGGCACGAGACCGAACTCAAGCCCTCCACCGAGACCAAGCCCGTCCTCGGCTGTGACATCGCACGCTTCGGTAGTGACTTCTCCACGGTCTACTCCTTCCACGATGGCGTGCTCCGGCTGGAGGCCATGTGGTCCAAGACGGACACGGTGGAGACGTCGGAGAAGATTGCCGATATCGCCACGCGGCTGTCTGTCAAGGAAGTCCGGATCGACGGTGTGGGCATTGGTGCCGGCGTCTACGACATGGTGACGCGCTTGGCCGTTTCCCGCTGGGAGACCGTGGGCATGATCGGTAACGCGGCCAGCCCTGACCTGGATAAGTGGGCCAACGCCCGTGCGTACTGGTACGACTCCATGCGCGAGAAGATGGCCACAGGCAAGCTGGACACGGACTTCGCAGACAAGACGCTGAAGGAAGAACTGGAGGGTATCCAGTACAAGTTCAACAACCACGGCGGCATCCAGATCGAATCCAAGGACGAAATGGCCCGACGCGGTGTGAAGTCTCCTGACTTTGCTGACGCCGCTGTCTACGCGTGTGCCGATTTGCCTATTGACCCGTCTGACCCAATTGCGAAGTACCGCCCCGGTGACATTTTTGAAATTCAGGCATCTGACTTTTTGGCCGAGCAGGAACAAATGGTCAGCTATTACTAAATGGTCCTGTACTCCAAAAAGACTAAATGCCAATTTGATAAACTTGGAATTGGCTAATCCGGTTTAGCCGGACGACTTTAGGAGTTTCATGGCTAAGAAAATCGGCTCAGGGCGCAACCGCAATTCCAGCGCCCCTGCACCCAGCACTGAGCTGGCGGAAATTAGCCGCGAGAATGATGCTCTCCGGGACGGTCTGGAGTACCTGCAAGAGTCCCTGCGTGACGCGTTGCTGCGCATGGAGGACGTCGGCTGGAAGCCGCTCGGTGAGGATTACAACGGCACCGAGTACCCGCTGGAGTCTGCCAAGAAGGCCTCCGTCACGACCCGAGCACTGGTCACCATCAACCCGCTGGTCAAGCGCGGCATGAACGTGCGCACCGCCTACATCTGGGGCAACGGCGTGGAGTTCAAGGGGCTGGAGAAGTACAAGGCCTTTGCCGAGGCCCCGGCGAACAAGAAGTGGCTGCTCTCCCCCAAGGCGCACGCCGAGATGGAGATGTGCCTTGGCACCGACGGCACGTTCGTGATGCTGCTGACCAAGCTGCCCAAGGCCCATGTCCAGCGCATCCCGCTGCACCAGATCACAGGAACCATCAACAACCCGGACAACTTCGAGGAAATCTGGTTCTACCGGCGCGAGTGGGACTCCATCGTCTCCTCCACCACGGACGACAACCAGACCGTGCAGCGCAACATCGTCTACTACCCCGCCACCGACTACGACTACACGGTCTACGGCAAGCCGCTGCAGTGGCGCGGCAAGAAGGTGGACTGGTCCTCGGCCATCGCCGTCTCGGCACCGAACAAGCAGACCGGCTGGCGTTGGGGTGTGCCTGATGTCCTGTCTGTGATGCAGTGGGCCAAGGCGCACAAGGAGTTCCTGGAAACGCAGGCCTCGCTGGTGAAGTCCTACGCCCGCTACGCCTTCAAGGTCACCGCACCCTCAGCCGCCGGCATCAAGTCTGCCGCCGCCAAGGTGGGCACCTCCCCGACGCTGGACCCCCACACGGGCGAGCCCAACCACGTCGGCGCGACGTTCCTTGCCGGTCAGGGTGCCACCATCTCCGCGATGGGCCGCACGGGCGGTTCGGTGGACTTCAAGGCGGGCATCCCGCTGGCTGGCTACGTAGCCGCAGGCCTGAACGTGCCGCTGAACGAACTCACCGCCGACGCTGGCGAGGCCAACCGGGCCTCTGCAGAGACACTGACCGGGACAAACGAGAAGATCTTCAAGGAGCGTCAGGCCGAACACGCCACCTTCTTCGAGCAGGTCTTCGCCTACTTCGGCATGGACGTGGAAGTCGTGTTCCCGCCGATCACCGAGGAAGCCACCTACCGCTTCATCCAGGCACTCTCTCAGGCCGTGGCGCTGAACGTGATGTCCGCCGAGGAGGTCCGTGAACTGCTGGTGAAGACGTTCGATCTGGACCCCACCAGCGGTGTGCCGAGTGAGGAGCAGCTGGGCAACCTGATCCTTGCCATGAAGCACGCGCAGGAACAGGCCGACAAGGCTGCGGAGCTGAAGGCCAAGACCGACGCGCAGAATCCACCGGGCGGCAAGGCGGACTACCAGAACAAGTCCAACGGCGACAACAGCTACCGCGACGACGCTACGAAAGCCGGACGTACCGGCGGCAAAGCCTAGAAGGAGAACATAAATGTCCAATGTTTTTACAGACCTGATGGTTGCTCGGAAGCTTGACAAGATAGCTGCCACCTATGGGCTTGCTGCACGCGGAGTTTTCAATCCCAAGGACGCAGCCTTCGGGGCAGTGGCCAACGGCACGACTGATGACACTGCTGCGCTCCAGGCGGCTTTTGATGCTGCCCCAGCAGGGTCCACGATCCTCCTGCCGCCCACGAGTTCCGGCTCGTCATACAAGATCACCGGCACAATCAATGTCACTAAGCCAAACATCACGCTAATGTCCGTGGGCAGGGCTTACGCCACGCAGATCAAATGCACCACTCCCGGCGTGACCATGTTCAAGGTCAAGGACTCCGGCTTCATTGTGGACGGTATCACCTTCGTTGGTGATGGCGGGCTCAACGGTGCTGGCGCTACAGTCAAGGGCGTTGAACTCTTCGGAGACGTGGACGGCAACGTGGACGCGACCTTCCGGGGCGAAACCGCCCTGCTGTTCATGAACACCGCCATCCACGCACGAGGACGGAACATGGTGGTCGACGATTCGGTCATCATCACCTCCAGCCTGCGCGGCGTCCTGATCGACGGCAAGGATGCGACCTACCACACCGGGCCGAATGCCGATCAGTGCCGGGGCCATTACGTGGGAGCACGCTTCCACAACATCGGCGTGGACAACACCACGGCAGGCATCGAAGTACTGCCCGCCGCGAAGATGCTCCACGCAGTCTTTGCTCCCAGGCACATGGACTCCAATGGGTTCGGTAAGCACATCGTGCTGACCGGCAACTCAACCAACCCCTGCAAGGGCGTGACAGTCCGCCCGGTCAAGAACACCGAGTGCGCGGCAGACGTGATCACAGGAACATACTTGTGGAACTCTGTGATCGACGCCCGCCACATCGTTGGCGACACCACGTCCACGACGTACGGCTCAGGCATCGTGCTGGACAACGCCAACAACGTGGACATTGTGAGCCCGAATATCCTCCAGATCGGCAACCACGGCATCAAGGTCACCAACTCCACGGGTGTCCGTATCCGGGAGCCACGCATCAAAATCACGGGCGTTAACCCATCTGGCGGGCCGTACGACGGCATCAACATTGATTCCGCCAGCTCCAACATAATGATCGATTCTCCATATGTGGAGTCCGCCACCGGCTACGGCGTGAACGGCTCCCCCGCCACGTCCTCACTGATCGGCGGAAAGTGGCTCACAAACACCCTGGGCAACGTCAACTCCAACACCCTGAACAACCTCACTGCCGCAGCACACAACTCTAGGATCGACGGCAAGTTCGGGGTTCTCGAAGACGTTGGACGGCAGTGGTACTCGATCAGCGCGAACACCGCGTTCCGACTGGCAATCGTCACGGTGGACGTGAACAACGTTGCGTACCAGCTTAGGGTGGAAGTGACCGGGCTGGATGATTCGACCCCGGACTGTTACCTGTTCGCTACCCGGTACGTGAAGAACAACGGTGGCTCTCCCGTGTTCGTGCCGATTGGCACTGACGCGGCATCGGCTGGCATGTCGATCACGTTGTCCATGTTCTCCAGCACCGCTATTAGCGTGAATGTCACCTCGACGGTGAACGCCAGGATTGGGGCCGTAGTCAAGGCAGTCAGCGGCGGCGGCACGTCGGGAACGGCGAAGCGTGGTGTCGCCGTAGCGATGACGTAAAAGATCGAGCCTGCGAGAGGGCCTTTACTGTTTCATTTAGTGTCTCCAATTCTCTAAATACGCAAATGATAAACTGTATTCAGAGGATTGGAGATTCTTTATGTCCGTGCAGCAAATTGTTGAGGCTGGCCGAATTGCGCCTGCCCAGCTCACCGGGAAATCTTGGAAGATCAAGATCATCGAAGGCGACCGCCAGGGGTCTTCGGCGTATTACCCGAAAGAGGTTCTGGAGTCGGGCAAGGGCCTTTTCAAAAAGGGTCTGCGGATTTACAAGAATCACCCCAGCTCCGAGGAAAAGTGGAGCCGTCCGGAACGCAGTGTCGATGACATTATTGGATTCCTTTCCGAGGATGCCGAATACGACGGCAAAGACCTTTATGCCAATGCCACGTTCTTCCCCGAGCACCAGGAGTTCGTGAAGTCCCGCGCCGAGGCTGACGTGATCGGCATGTCCATCCGTGCCGAGGCCCAGCTGACAGAAGGCAAGAACGGCATGGAGGTGGCCAAGTTCATGGCTGTCCATTCCGTTGACGTGGTGACCACCCCCGGAGCCGGCGGTGGCTTCGAGAAGCTGCTCGAATCCGAGCGCCCCAAAGTTTCTGCATCCGAGAGTGTTGCAGAGTCCGAAAAGAAAGAGGAAATCCGTATGGATAAGGAACTGGCTACGGCCCTGGACGCTCTCGTGGAGTCCAACAAGACTGCAACCGCAGCACTGACCCCGCTCGTTGAGGCCGTCGGCAAGCTCGTCGAACGTGCTGACAAGGAAGACAAGGCCAAGGCCGACGCTCTGGCCGAAGCCGAGAAGCCCAAGGCTGTCGATCCGCTGGACGTTGCCAAGCAGCTGGCCGAGTCCGGTCTGGCTCCTGCCGCTCAGGCCCGTGTGCTCGATGCCGTCAAGGGCGGCAAGGAACTGGCCGAGTCCATCACCTCCGAAAAGGATTATGCCAAGAGCATTCTCGAAGAGGCCGGCAAGTCCTTTACCGCTCACGAGCCCAAGGACGTTCAGGAAGCCAAGGCCTCCATCGGAAGCACCATTTACGGCTAACTAGGAGGTGGTCATATCTCGCCCGTCGCAGGTGGTCTTTCGGGGCATTGCGGCAGTGCGGGGTATTCACCGAATAGCAATTGTCCG